CAACGACCAGACCCGGGACAAGAACCAGACGCTGAAAGCGCTGAAGCGATCGCTCGGCGGCCGGCGCGGCCTGCTCGGGAGCGGCTCGGAGCTCGGGATCGGCGTGCGCAGCCGCGGCGGTGGATCCGGAAGTGCCAGCGGATCCGGTGGCGGTGGTGGTCTGCGCGGTGGTGGCGGCGGGATCATGGGATCCGGCGGCGGCTCGGGCGGCGGATCCACGGGTGGAGGCGTGCGCGGCGGTGGTGGTGGTCGAGCTCGAGCGGGCTACGTCGCCCGCGGCGGGCAGCTGCCCTAATGGCGCTCGCAATCTTCCGCCGCTTCCTCGGCCTTCCCGCCCTGCCCGTCGGCATGGCGGGCGCCGAGATCATGGCCCGCTTCGAGGACGCGCTCTCGCAGAAGTCCACCTGGATCACGCACCTGCAGGAGGCCTACAAGTACGCCGTCCCGCACCGCGACACCTTCTTCGCAAGCTCCCCCGGCCAGAAGAAGAACACCGACGTCTTCGACTCGACCGCCGTGCTCGGGGTCTCCTCGTTCGCAACGCGCATGCAGTCGGTACTGCTGCCGCCCTGGCGCAACTTCAGCATGCTCGAGCTCGGGCCCGATGTGCCGAAGGCGCTGCGCGAGAATCCGCGCGTCGTGCAGAACCTGGCCGACGCCAACGACGTCTTCTTCAGCTACGTGAACCACTCGAACATGGCGAGCCAGGTGCACGAGTCCTTCCAGGACCTGGCGATCGGCACCGGCTGCTATGACCTGCACGGCGGGGATCTCGGCGGCAAGGCGCTCGTCTTCAACGCGATCCCGCTCCCTGAGCTCGTGCTCGAGGAGGGGCCGCAGTCGACGATCGAGACCACCTACCGCGAGATGGAGATCGCCGCGCGCAACATCGGGCGCCTGTGGCCTGGTGCGCAGCTGCCGGCGGAGCTAGCAAAGATCGTGCGCGAGAAGCCCTCGCAGAAGGAGCGCTTCGTCGAGGCGGTGCTCTTTGATCCTGAGACCGGGCGCTACGAGGGCGCCTGCATCTGGAGATCTGCGAAGGAGGTGATCTGGCGCGCGGCCTGGGACACCAATCCCCGGATCTGCTTCCGCTGGTCGGTGACGCCGGGCGAGCTCTACGGCCGCGGCCCGATCCTTCAGGTGCTGCCCGACATCAAGACGGCCAACAAGGTGGTCGAGTTCATCCTGCGCAACGCCGCGATCCAGGTCGCCGGCATGTGGACGGCCACGACCGACGCCGCCCTCAACCCGTACAACTTCCGGCCCGCACCGGGCGCCGTGATCCCGGTGCAGAGCAACGACCAGAAGAACCCGACGATCCGCGCGCTCGAGCGCACCGGGGATCTGCGCCTGGGCTTCGAGGTGCTGACCCAGCTGCAGGAGACGATCAAGACCGCGCTCTTCCAGTCGCTGCGGGATCCGAACGGCCCGGTGAGATCCGCGACCGAGATCGCGATCGACGACCGCGAGCTCGTGAACCGCGTGGGCTCCTCCTTCGGCCGGCTGCAGACCGAGACGGTGGAGGCGACGGTGGTGCGCGGCCTCGATGTGCTCGCCCGCCGCGGCGCCATGCCGAAGCTGCGCGTCGACGGCCGCGAGGTCACGCTCAAGCACCTCTCTCCGCTCGCCCGCGCCCAGGACATGGACGACCTGATGACGTTGCAGCGCACGCTCGAGGTGACGCCCGAGGCCTCGATCGCGATCGGCATCAAGGTTGAGGATCTGGGCGCATGGGTGGCGAAGAAGACCGGCCTCGATCCGCGGCTCATTCGCGACCCGGCCGATAAGGAGGCGCTGCAGAAGCAGGCGGCGCAAATGATCGCCCAGGGCCAGGCACCCGGCCAGGCGGCCGCGTGAGCTCGCTCTTCCAGGTCGAGCTCGGTGGCGGCCAGAAGCCGCTCGAGGTGGAAGGCTGGGCTGCGCTCGATGGCATGTTCGAGGCCGCGGCGCAGCAGTCCGAGGCCCACTTCAAGGAACACCTCGAGCTGGCATCCACCTATCGCGTGGCCATGGCAACGCCTGCCGGCCGGGCGCTCCTGCAGGACCTGATCCGCATGTTCTTCATGCAGCGCATCGTGCGTCCGGGGGATGATGAGTTCGCCGCCGGGATCCGCCAGGGCCAGCAGGACGTGGTGCGCAGGATTTTGTCGATGATAGAGTTCGCCAATTCCGGCGGCGGGCGACAGACCGGACCAGGCGCCAATCCTTCAGGAGCTCCCCCGTGAAACAGTTTGCCCTTCGACTCACCCGCGGCGGCCGCAAAGAGAACATCCAGGAGCTGCGCCAGCTCGTCTTCGCCGGCCAGTCCGCCAACTTCACCGTCGGCAACAAGATCGTCGGCGGCACCTCGGGCGCGACCGGCATCCTGATCAGCCAGGCCGACGCCGGCGCGACCGGCACGCTGATCCTCGACCAGGTGAAAGGAAACTTTCAGAACGGCGAGAACCTGACCGACGCTCCGGGCGCTGGCAACGGCACGGCCAACGGCACGCTCGCGATCGCGGCGGTGACCCCGACCGACCAGGCGATCCTGCTGGTCGACGCGGCGCTCTACACCCGCTCGGAGATGCTGGCGGCGCTGCGCGACATGATGCAGTACGTGCAGCTGATGCCGTTCCCGGATCGCTAACCCTCACATTCCACCCTGAAAAGGGGCGGCCGCGGCGGCTGGCGCCGTGGCCCGACTGCCGCTCGAGAGGCAGCCCGCGGTCCCCGAAGCTGCCGATAAAGCCCCGCCCGGCGAGATCCAGCGTCTCACCGGGCGGGCAGCGCTAGACACTCCCACGTCTCTCCGGCATAACCCTCGGGCGATTCTTACAACCCCACGGGAGCGAGAGACATGCGACACCTGCATCTGGTGAGTGTGCTGATGGCGGCCGCCCTGGCCGATGGATCCACCGGCGGCGAAGGGCAAAGCCCCTACGAGCCCAACCCCAACACGAACGACTTAGCCGGCGCAGCGCCGGCACCCGAGAACATCGGCGCACCGGCGCCCGATCCGTCGGTGAACGGCGGGCCCTCGACGGCCGACCTGGTCGAACTCGACGAGGACTTCCAGCGACGCTTGGCTGCCGAACGCGCCGAGCTCGACCGGCTGCGCCGCGAGACGCCAATCCAGGAGATCGAGATCCACCCCTGTCAGGGCACCGGCAAGCTCGGCCTGATCTTCGGCACGCCGGACGGCATCCGCTGCGTCGAGCTAGCCGACTGGCGCACGGATCGAGTCTGTCTGCAGGCTGGCGATCACGCGCAGCTGGTGGTGCTGGTCGGTGAGGGTCTGAAGACCTGGGAGTTCTACCGCGAGCAGGAGGCGCGCTCGAAGGCGCGGGCGGCCGAGGCCGCGGCGCAGCCCGCCGTGGATCCCGAGACGCTGCGCGATCCCGACGCCGTCATGAACCAGAGCTGAGGCCTAACCCATGTGGAAGCTGTTCATGAGGCTGATGGAAAAGGCCGGCGAAGAAGGTGGCGGCGGGGGCGGCGATGCCGCGGCCGCAGCCGCTGCAGCCGCCGCCGCAGCAGCGAAAGGTGGCGGCGGGGAAGGTGGGATCCTCAAGGCGGGCGCCGCTGGTGCTGCTGGCGGTGTGGACGATCCCGCCGCCAAGGCCGCAGCGGCTGCCGCTGCTGCAGCCGCTGTGGCTGGTGGTAAGACCTACCACTGGGCCGAGAACGTGCCCGGGTCCGGCGAGACGCCGCCCTGGTTCAAGGGCGACAAGTACAAGACGGTCGCCGACCAGGCGCGCGCCGCGGTCGAGCTCGAGACCAAGCTCGGGCCGGCCGCCGAGCTCATCGGCGCCCCGAAAGACAAGGACGGCAAGCCCGCCCCGTACGCGCTCCCCGAGATCAAGGACGACAAGGGCAATAAGACCTGGGAGTGGGACGCCGAGGATCCGCGCATCAAGGCCTTCCAGACCGAGGCGGCGGCCATGGGCCTCTCGCAGAAGGCCTTCGATCGCATCGTCACCATGTACGCCGGCCAGGAGATCGAGGCCCAGGGCGCTGCCGAGGCGAGTCTCGCCGAGGCGCTGCAGAAGCTCGGCCCCAATGTCTCGGCGCGCGTGGCGGCGGTGCAGCAGTACGTCACGGCCCAGGTGGGTGCCGAAGGGTTTGCTGCTCTCGACAACGCACTCGGCACCTCGGTCGAGGCCTTCAAGGCCTTCGAGAAGCTGATCGCGCTGCAGGCGAATGACCCGCGCCTGGCCGGATCCGGCGGCAAGCCCGGGGTCGGTTTCACCAAAGCCGACATCCAGGCCGAGCAGTTCAAGCTCTACGCTGACGGGCCGCTCAAGGGTCAGAAGCTGTACGACCACGACGCCGAGCACCGCAAGAAGGTGGACGCCATGTGGTCGCAGCTCTTCCCCGGGGAAGACGTCCAGAACGTGGGGTAGGGCCTTGCGTCTGGTCTGGCGGTAGGAATATTCTCGCCGCCAGATCAGACACCCGGACACCTGGCGCAAGCCAGCCCGCTCTACCCGATCTCGAGCACGGCACGTCACGCCGAGTTCACGGCCCGGCAACGGACACCCGCAGAACGAAAACCTAAAGCCCGAGCAGGCAACCGTTTTCCTTCTACCCGCATCGCGGGAGGGTCTATGTCCAAGGTACTCAGCGCCGCCGCCGCCACCCAGTTCGACACCGAAGTACTTCACGAGTACCAGGGCACCGGCAGCCTTCGCCAGTCGACGACCCAGCGCACGGGCGTGGTCGGCGACACCTACAAGTTCCGCAAGATGGGCCAGGGCATGGCCACCCAGCGCGTGGCGCCCCAGACCGACGTCGTCCCGATGGACGTCGCCCACTCCCTGCAGACCGCGACGCTGACCAACTGGGTCGCGCCGGAATACACGGACATCTTCGACCAGGCGACGGTCAACTTTCAGGAGCGTAACGAGCTCGCGAAGACCATCGCCATGGCACTCAGCCGTCGCGAGGACCAGCTCTGCATCGACGCCTGGGAGGCCTCCGGCTCCTACGCCGGCACGGTCACGACCGACATCGGTGGCGTGGGCACGGATCTGAACCCGGCCAAGCTGCGCCGCGCGTCCCGCTTCCTGAACGCCAAGGGCGTGCCCCAGGCCGGCCGCCACATCGCGATCGGCGCGACCCAGCTCGAAGCCCTGCTCGGCAACACCGAGGCCACGAGCTCCGACTTCAACACCGTGAAGGCGCTGGTGAACGGCGAGCTCAACAGCTTCGTCGGCTTCAAGTTCCACCTGATCGAGGACCGCTCCTCGTTCGAGGGCGGCCTCGTGGTCGCCGCCACGGTGCGCAACTGCTACGCCTACCACGAGACGGCCACCGGCTTCGCCTCGGGGATCGATCCGAAGACCGAGGTCAACTACATCGCCCAGAAGGTGAGCTGGCTCGCCAACGGCATGCTCAAGGCGGGCGCGATCACCCGGAACGGCAACGGCCTGGTGAAGATCTTCTGCACCGAGACCTGATCGGCGCACCCTCACCAGTTCCAGGAGAAGACACATGGCTTTCAACCGACTCCGCCTCGCCGTTTCCGGCAACGACGGCAACACCGATGCGCCGCGCCAGTGGTGCTACAAGACCGACGACACGCACGCCACGGTGGACACGTCCGGCTACTTCAACGCCGCGCGCCAGCTGCTGAAAGTGGGCGACATCATCTTCGTCGTGGTCGTGACGAACTTGGGCCTCAGCAACGAGGCGGTCGCCACCTACGGCACGCACATCGTCCTGTCGAACACGGGCACGGTCGTGAACGTCTCCGACGTCACGGTCAACGTGGTCACCAACACCGACTGATCCCTCCCCTCGCTCGGGGACGGGCCCCGCCGGCGATCTCGTGCCACCAGCTCGAGGCCGCCGGCGGCAAGCTCTTCCAGGAGTAGCACTTGCCGACACCGCGCCGCCTTGCCGCCCTTGCCATCGGAGACCCCAACGGGGCGCCGATCTGGCCGGCATTCGCGACCCTTGCGCTGCTGGCGGGCAACCAGGTCCTCACCGCCGGCGCCGCCTCGAGCGCGGCGATCGCGCACGGCTTTGCGACCCCGGGCTCGTGCGTGTTCCTGATCTCGACCCAGGGCCCGCTCTCGATCATCTTCGGTGCGGCGGGCGTGGGCGCGGCCGCGGTCGACGCCACCTCGATCATGCTGCCGGCCGCCGGCGTGTACCTGGTCGACCCGGGTCCGAACCCGCTCTTCACGCACTTTCGCCACATCCGCGCCGGCGCCGCCGATGCGATCTTCCAGATCTCTGCGGTGGCCACGCAGCAGTAGGTCGGCGCTGACGTGATAACGTCCCGGCGGCCGTAACCCAGGGGCGCCCATGCCGACACCCGTCTCGTTCGACAAGCTCGCGATCTGCAACCAGGCGATCGGCGCCTTCCACGGAACCCGCCTCACCGACATCGCCGCCCTCGGGGGCACGAGCAAAGAAGCCCAGGCGATGCGCGACCACTACGATGCGGTGGTCCAGTACGTGCACACCATGAGCAACTGGCGCTTCGCGACGGCCAAGCGCTCCCTCAACAAGCTCTCGGGCGCCCCGATCAACCGATGGAGCACCGCCTGGCAGCTGCCCGAGGACTTCCTCAAGCTGCTGACCACCTGGCCGCCCAGCAACTACGAGCTCGCCAACCGCCAGATCCTCTCGAACGAGAGCGCCCGGCTCGACATCGACTACATCCGCCTGGTCGCTGAAGGCTATTGGCCGGCCTGGTTCGCGCGCCTGGTGGTGGCGGAGCTCGCGGATCGCGCCTGTCCGGTCGTGACCGGGGATGAGCCCACGGCCGCGATGCGCGGCGAGCGGGAGAAGGCCGAGAACGAGGCGTACTTCAACGACGCCCAGCAGCAGCCGAACCAGACGCTGCAGTCGAACGACTTCGTCGACGTGCGCTACTGATGGCCAGCCGCCAGCAGACCCTGCAAACGAGCTTCACCTCGGGCGTCCTGCACCCGGGCCTGGCCGCGCGCACCGACATCGAGCACTACTTCCAGGGCGTGCGCATCGGACGCAACGTGCTATTCGTCAAGGAAGGCGGAGCCCGCGGCCGCTGGGGCTTGCAGCACATCTCCGACGTCCCGGCCAACGGGCGCCTCGCCGCCTTCAGCTTCAACACCGAGCAGAACTACCTGCTGTGGATCGGCGCCGGCTTCACCGAGTTCTTCCGCAACGATGCCCTGATCACGAACATCAACGGCACCGGGTTCTCCTACCTGGTCAACACCTACACGCTCACCCAGGCGCTCGAGCTCGACTACACCCAGAGCGTCGACACCATGGTCCAGACGCACCAGGACGTGGCGCCGCAGACACTGGTGCGCGGGATCGATCACAACCTGTGGACCCAGGCCGCGGCGACGCTGACGAACCTTCCGAAGTACGACTTCAACGACACGAGCTCGCCCGTCCCGGTCGCCCACGTGGTCACCATCACCTTCACCGGCTTCACGGTGGGCGATCGCTACAAGCTCGAGCTCAACGACGATGAGACCCCGGAGATCGTCTACGCCGACAGCGCGACGGCCGCGGGCAAGGCCGCCAACATCCGCCGGATCCGCGAGGAGCTGCTGGCACTGCCGGCCACGGGCTTCGATGAGACCGCCATCGCTGTCGTCTTCACCGCCGGCACGACCTACACGGTGACCTTCTCGGGCGACTCGGCTGACGCCTATGAGCCCATGAGCGGCCGCAACACCGACCGCACGAGCGCCACCGTGGTCTGCGCCACGACCGCGACCGGATCCCCGAGGCGTGAGGCCGTGATCAGCGCCACGCGCGGCTGGCCGGCGTGCGTCACCTTCTACGAGTCGCGGCTGCTCTTCGGCGCGCCGGCGTCACTCCCGCAGACCATCCTCGGCACCGTGATCGGCGGCTTCAATCCTTACAACTTCAAGATCGGCGACGCGCTGGACGACCAGGGCATCTTCACGACGCTCAACACCAACCAGGTGAACGAGATCCGCGCGCTCTATCCCGGGCGCCAGCTGCAGGTCTTCACCTCGGGCGGGGAGTTCTATTCCCCAGATCGCCCGATCACGCCCGCCATGTCGGTCCCGCAGCAGAGTGACTTCGGGTGCGCTGCGCACGTCCCGCCCTGCTCGGTCGACGGCGCCACGATCTTCCCCACCCGCCAGAAGAAGACGCTGCGCGAGTACCTGTATCTCGACCGGGAGCAGGCCTACAACGCGACATCCCTGACGGTACTGGCCTCGCACCTGGTGCACGGGATCAACTCCCTCGACGCCCAGACGTCGACCACCGACGATGAGCAGAGCTATGTGATCGCGGTCAACGCCGGCGGCCCGCCGGCCGGGGTCGTCGGGCCGACGGGCGTGGTGAGTGACGGCTATGGCGAGGACGGCACCGCGGCGATCCTCTCGACGCTGCGCAGCCAGGACATCGCCAGCTGGTCGGAGATGCGCACCCGCACGGGCGACAAGATCCTGCAGATCTGCGTGGTCGGCGACGACATCTACTTCCTGCTGCAGCGCCGGCGCAATGGCGCCACCGTGTACACGATCGAGAAGGCCTCCTTCGACACCCGCATGGATGCGGCGAAGACCGTGACGACGGGCTTGGGGATCACGGTCGGCGGCTTCGGGCACCTGACGGGCGAGACGGTCCAGGTGCGTGTCGACGGCGCCCCGGTGGACGACATGATCGTCAGCGTCGCAGGTACGCTCACCTTCGATACGGCGCCACTGGTGTCGGTCGAGGCGGGCTACTTCACGCCTGAGATCGCCCCGGTCCTCGAGACCATGCCGCTCACCGTCAACTTCGGCGGCCAGCCGCTGCTCGGCGCCAGCAAGTCGCTCGCCGAGATCCGGATCTCCGTCAAGGACTCGCTCGGCATCTTCGCGAACGGGGAGCCGGCGATCCCGGTCGATCCGGTGCCCGAGCCCGTGAGCGGCACCCCGCAGGTGCCCTTCACCGGCCTCCTGAAGGCCCGGGACACCGGCTGGACCGAGGGTGACGCCACGATCACGCTGACCCAGCAGCAGCCGCTGCCGTTCCATGTGCTGGCGTTGTCCGGCATCCTCCACGTCGGGAAGGCCTGAGGTAGGACAATGGGCTGGGTAGCTTTAGTCGGTGCGGTGGTCCAGGCGGCGGCGCAGAAGTCGTCCTCCAACGCCCAGCAGACGCAGCTGCTGCTCGAGAAGCGACAGGAGCAGGCCGCCGCCCAGGACCGCGAGGTCCAGCGCATGCGCCGGCTCAATGCCATTCTCGGATCTCAGAATGCGGCGATCGCCGCCAGCGGTGTCGTCAACTCGGGCTCGATCGCGAACGTGAGCATCACCGACGCCAAGCGCGCCTCCGAGGACAGCCAGGTCGACCGGGTCAACACCTCGGCCCGAATCATCGCCATAGACACCAATCGCCGGGCGATCCGAAAGGCCGGCGACCTGCAGGCCGCCGGGACCATCCTCAGCGCCGCCGGCCGGTACTACCAGCGCGGCTCGGTGCCCACGGGTGGCGGCCGCGTCACCCCATCCCAGGCGACCGAGGCGGGCTCCGGGCTCTCCTCAAGCGCGGCCAGGTACGCCTGATGGCGCTGCCCCGCTACGACCGCAGCACGCAGCTCGAGACCGGGATCTCCGCCGGCGCCGCGGGCGCGCCTGGGCAGGCGCTCGCCGCCGAGCTCGACCGCTTCGTCGAGCAGCGCAACCAGGAGCTCGACAAGCGCGCCGAGGAGGAAGGCTTCGCCGCCGGCCAGACCGCCGGCCAGGAAGGGGATCTCGGGCCGTCGAACCCGACCACGATCTCCGGCCGTGCCTTCCAGCAGGGCGCGATCGTCGCGCACCAGGCGGCGGTGCAGACCGACATCCGCGACCAGGTCGGCCGCTACGCGATCGAGTCGCCCGACGATCCTGACGCCTTCGACGCCAAGGTCGCCGGCATGTCGGAGGGGCTGCTCAAGGAAGCAGATCCGCGCATGCGCTCGTTCATCCAGGAGCGGGTCGCCGACTACGCCGGCCGGGCGAAGCTGCAGGTGCTCGACGCCCAGCAGGCAAAGTTTCGCAAGTCCGCCGCCGACGATCTGCAGGTCGGCGCGAAGGGTCTGGTCGACGATGCGACCACGGCCGCCTTCGAGGGCGACACCACCTACACCGAGGCCCGGCGCCAGGAGTTCACGCGGCTGCTGACGGGCGGGGTCGCCGGCGGCCTCATCGATCAGGCCCAGGCGACCGAGCAGCTGCAGAACTTCGAGCGCGCCATCACGAGCCAGGAGGTGGTCGGCAACTTCGACCGCGTCCTTCGTAAGCAGGGCTCCGAGGCGGCCACCAAGGCGATCCGCTCATGGCAGGACCAGAAGCCCTCCGAGCTCGGCCTCACCGTCGACGATCACGAGGCGGTCACCCGCCAGCTGATCACGATGAAGAACCGCTTCGACTCGCTGGCGGCCGACGACCACGCGAAGAGCAACGCGGCGATCGCGGCCGAGAGCCTGCAGCGCTCCACCCGGGTCAAGGATGCGATCTCGGTCATGGCCTCCGGCTTCCCGCCCGACAAGGCGGTGGTCGACCAGGCGACCGCGGACCTGCGCTGGCTGCGCTCGAGCGGGGTGGTGAACCCGACCGACGCGGTCCAGGCCGCCGAGCTCGCCCACGACTTCGACACGGCCGCGGCGATCCAGAACCAGGTGCACACCTTCCGGCGCATGACGACGCCCCAGCGCACCCAGCAACTGGCGCAGCTGCGCGGCGCCCTCACGCGCGACGGGGCGAGCGCCGAGCAGGTGCAGCTCTACAAGGCGCTCGAGCTCACCAACACCGAGGTCACGGCCGCGGTGCAGAAGGACGCGCGCGGCTATCTCGCCGGCGAGGGCCTGATCCCGCAGGCACCGCTCGACTTCTCGAGCGGTGACGCGCTGACCAAGTCCCTGGGCGATCGCGCCGAGGGTGCGGATCTCGGCCAGCAGCTGGTGGGCGAGCCGATCAGCCGGCTCACCGCCGCCGAGACCGACCAGTTCGCCACGCTCTACAAGAACGCCGAGATCGAGGAGCGGGTGGGCCTGCTCGGAATCCTGACCGAGGGCGCGGGCGGCGAGGCTGACGCGACGCTCAAGCAGCTCGACAGCCAGGGCTACAAGGGCATGGCGCTCCTCGGGAACATGGTGCGCCAGGGCCAGGGATCGCTCGCCCGCGACGTCATGCTCGGGGACAAGGTGCGCGGATCCGAGAAGGGAATCACCCCGAAGCGCGATCTGTACCAGCCGGATCTGGACGCCGCGATCGGCTCGGCCATGATCGACTGGCCCGACCAGCGCTCGACCTACATCGACGCGGCGCTCTCAAAATACGCCGAGTTGAAGGCGCGCCAGGGCGACGGGACCGAAGAGTACAAGCCGAAGCTCTTCCAGCAGGCGCTCGCCGCTGTCATGCCGACCGCCGAGTTCAACGGCCGCCGGGTGCTGATCCCGCCGCGCGCCTCCGAGGACAGCTTCAACGACTGGACCCGTGGGTTCACCGACTCCGACTTCGTCGACGTAGCCGGCCGCCCCGAGGCTGGTATGGCGGCGCTCGTGCGCCGGCGCGGCCGCCTGGTCGAGTTGGGCGAGGGCCGCTACGGTGTCGCACTCCCGAGCGCCTCAGACGGACGGGAGAAGTATCTGCTCAACGGCGCCGGCCAGCCCTTCATGCTCGAGTACGGCGCACCTGGCCCGCGCTCCGAATCGCACCGCGGATCCGGCAAGCCCGCTGCGAGCACCAGCACCGAGTACGTTCCGCTCTAAGAGGCCGCCATGGCTGACCCGGTTCTCGACGCCTACACCTCCCGCGCCCGCATGGAGGGCTTCACCGAGCACGACGCCCCGAGTGTCTGGTCGGACACGGTCGCGGCCGCCTTCTCCCTGACCCGGCGCGAGGAGATCTCGAGCAGCGCCTCCTCAGCCTGGGAGAAGAAGGTCGAGGAGCGCGCCAAGAAGATCGGCGAGTTGGGCGGCGATGCGACGCTCGCCAAGACTTACGCCATGGTCCCGCTGACCCAGGTGCAGTACTACCGCAAGTTCGAGAAGGAGAACGGCCGCGCGGCGCTGCTCGCGGATCCCATGTTCAAGCTCGATTTTGGCGACAGCAAGAACTTCCTCCAGTTCGGCAGCTACGAGCAGGCCCGCGACTTCGAGCAGCGCTACCCGGGCGAGGTGCTGGACGATGAGGCGCTGCTCGCCCAGATGCGCGCGGAGTTCGCGGTCGAGCGCCGGCGCGACCAGGACGTGATCGATCGAGGCGGCGGCGGCGCTGCGTTCCTGGGCCAGGCGGGCGGCACGCTCACCGATCCGCTGGTGCTGGCGACGGCGCCCTTCGGTCTCGCGACCACGCCCGCGAAGACTGCACTCGGCACGATCGGCAAGACGGCGCTCACCGAAGGCGCGGTTGCCATGGCCACCGAGATCCCGGTGCAGGCGCAGATCGCAATCTTCAAGCGCGACATCGAGAGCCCGTGGACGTTCGCCGACTCCGCGGTCAACGTGCTCGCGGCGGGCGCCGGCGGCGCCGTGTTCGGCGGCACGATCGCGGGCGGTGCCATCGGATACAAGAAGGCGCTCGCGAAGTTCCGCGAGTTGAAGGCCGCGGGCAAGGCCACGCGCACCGCCGAGACCGACGCGGCCGAGTCCGCGCTCGAGGAGGCGATCGCGACCCAAGAGGCGAACCCGCTGCCGAAGGACGGCGGCCTCGAGGAGTTCACCGCCGACATCCATGGCGATGCGCTCGAGCGGGCGAGCGCCCAGGCTGAAGCCGGTGCGCCGGTCGACGTGGCGGAAGTGGTCACAGGGTTCGAGGCGCCGGATCCAGTGGGCTCGATCGTCACGCGCGCCGCGGATCCGGCGCAGCTCGTCGACGTCGATCCGCTGCAGCTGCACGTGGACGCGAAGACCTTCCAGTTCAAAGGAGGTGGCGATGCCGAAGGGGTTACGGGTGCACTCAGAGACGTCGAACGTTTCGATCGCCGCCTGGCTGGCGTTGCGCTTATCTGGGAGCGCGCTGACGGTCGTCAGTTCATTGCCGATGGGCACCAGCGCGTGGGTCTGGCCCGCCGCGCGATCGCCGCCGGCCAGGATCCCGCCGAGGTGCGGCTCAACGGCTTCGTCCTTCGCGAGGCTGATGGAGTCACCGCGGTCGACGCGCGGCGCATGGCCGCGATCAAGAACATGGCGGAAGGGTCCGGATCCGCGCTCGATGCGGCGAAGATCCTAAGAGACGTCGGGCCCGCGGGTGAGGCGATGCTGCCGCCGCTCCCCCCTCGATCGGCGCTGGTACGCCAGGCCCGCGGGCTCGCCGCACTCGGTGACGAGGAGTTCCTCAAGGTCGTGAACGGCGTGGTCGATGAGCGCGCCGGCGCCCTGGTCGGGGCTGCCACCGAGGATCCGAAGCTGCAGAGCGCCATGATCGAGGTGCTGCGCCGGGCGAAGCCAGAGAACGAAGCCCAGGCGCGCAGCATCGTCGAGCAGGTGCGCACGCAGGGGATCGAGACCCGCACCACCACCGATCTTTTCGGCGAGCAGTCGTTCGCCGAGTCGCACTACCTCGAGCGCGCGCAGGTGCTCGACGCCGCGCTCAAGCTCGCCCGCGAGGACAAGCAGATCTTCGGCGGCCTGGTACGGAACGAGGACCGGATCGCCGGCGCCGGTTCCAACAGCCTCGACCGTGCTGCTAATCTCGCCCGCCAACAGGAGGCCGCCGATGCCGCGACGCAGATCACCATCCGGGCCAATGCCAAGGGCGCCCTCTCTGACGCCCTCAGCGATGCCGCCCGACGGGTCCGGGAAGGCGCCAAGCCAGGCACCGTCGCGAAGTCTTTTCTCGAGGCCGCTCGACGCGAGATCTTTCAAGGCGATCGAGGCCGGGGTGCGCCTGGCAAAGCTCGACCGCGCGGTAAATCAGCGGGCGCGTCTCGAGGAGTAGAGCCGCCGATCCGGCTGCAGTCGATCGAGCCAGTCGATCGCAAGCTCGTGAAGAAGACCTTCCGCGCTGGCCAGCACGGTCAGACGGTCGAGGATCTCTACAAGGTCGCCGAGCGTCACCAGAAGAAGCTGGTCGCCGCCATGCGCGAGCTCGCCGACGAGTTCGGTGACGACGTGAGCGTTGCCGATCCAGGCATCAAGGGCCGCGCCGGCACCGAGGAGAAGCTGCTCCGCAAGGGCTACCAGGACGCCGGCGAAGTGACCGACGTAATCCGCGCGGGCTTCATCACCCGGACCCCTGAGCAGGCCGCGGCGCTGATCGAGCGCATGGCGCAGAAGTTCACGCTGCTCGATGACGGGATCAACGTGACCCCCATGGGCTACATCGACCACGTCGCCCTGGTGCGCTTCCCCGATGGCCGCGTCGCCGAGCTGCAGGCCTGGTCAGATGCCATGGCCCAGGCGAAGTTCAAGGAAGGGCACGTCCTGTACGAAGAAGCCCGCAAGCTCACCCCCGAGCAGCTGGCAACGCCTGAGGGCGCCGCGAAGCTCGAGGCGATCAACGAGGCGTCACGGGAGCTCTACGCGCGGGCGGTCGCCCAGGGGCCGCCCGAGTGGCGGCAGGTGGCCATGATGGCCTTCCCCGAAGACATGCGCGTCCGGGTTCAGGATGCGCTGGCGGGGAACGAGGCGGGCGCGGGAAGAGCGGGCAAGCCCGGGAACATCTCGAGCCAGGCGGCGCGCGACATCTCGAAGCCTGATTCCAGCACCTCGGCCGGGCTGCAACGCGACCAGGCGCCGGCCTCATCGGGTACGAAGAAGGCCTCGACGCCGCCCTCGAGCGAGGGCCGCGCCACCGCGGGACGCTCTTCCCAGTTGAAGAATCTCTCAGCCATTGATAGTCCTCCGAGGAGCATTATACGCGCGGTCGACGACCCCAAGAGTGCGCACCCGACAAAATCGCGCACCGGCACCGTCGAGGATGCCGACTACGACGCGGTTATGTCGCAATACCAGGATGCACTGGAAGATCGCGGCCAGCTGCTCACCTTGACCCAGGAGATCGACGGCGTGGTTACTGAGCGCCCGGTCTCGGGTGTCATCGACGAACTGGACACCGCCGAGGAGACCCTCGAACGGGTCCGGCTCTGCTCGCTGCCGCCGCGCGCGGCCTGAAGGTAAACCCATGGCTTTCCGTGATTGTGTCGAGGCGGCGGTCAAGGCGGGGAAGATCACCCGCGACCAGGCCGAGGATCTCTACAGCCGGCAAGGAGACGCGACCGAGCAGTTCCTGCTCGACGCCCAGCACTCCCCCGAATCGGCCGCCCGCATGGGCGTCGAGCTCTCCCTGGAACGTGCCAAGCAGCGGGTGAGGCTGCAGAAGTACCAGGCGGCGCTGCAGGCGATCCGTAACGCCGACAACGCGGGCAAGGTGCTCAACTACCAGGGCGGCGCCACGCGGGGCGTGCGGACCATTCTGACGCGCGACAGCCGCGGCCGCGCCACTTGGAACAACATCGAGGTCCAGGCGCGCTCGATCCTGGGGCAGGCGCACGCGACCATGGCGAAGGGCCTCTCGGAGCTGCGCACGCGCTGGCTCGGCTTCAGCCGCGACAAGGTGATGCTCAAGAACGCGGTGCGCGAGCTGTTCGCTGAAACGACTGGCGATGCCCGGGCGGGCGCCTTCGCGCGCGCCTTCGGCACGGCGGCCGAGAATCTGCGGCTGCGCTTCAATCGCGCCGGGGGGGCGATCCCACGCCTGAAGGACTGGGGCATGCCGCAGTCCCACGACTCGGTCCTGGTCGGCCGGGCCACAGAAGGCGAGTGGGTCGACTTCACCCTCGGGCACCTGGATCCCGAGCGCATGACCGACGTCACCACCGGCCAGCCCTTCACGCTGCCGGCGCTGCGCGCGACGCTGCAGCAGGTCTATCAGACGATCAAGACCAACGGCGTCGCCGACATGGTCCCGGGTGCCGGCGGCGCGGGGAAGAAGCTCGCGAACCGGCGCCAGGAGGCGCGCTTCCTGGTCTTCAAGGACGCCGACAGCTGGCTCGCCTACCAGGAGCGCTTCGGCTCGCCGAACCTTTTCGGGACGATGATGGATCACCTGCATGCCATGTCGAAGGACGTGGCGCTGCTCGAGGGGCTGGGCCCGAATCCGCAGGGCGGCTTCCGGTATCTGATGGATCTCGCCCGCAAGGCCGAGGACCGCCCGCTCGCCCGCCAGGCGAACGAGGCCGTCTTCCGCCTGGTCAACGGCACGAGCGACGCCAACCGCTCCCCCTTCGTGGCGAATCTCTTCGGCGCGATCCGCAACTGGAACGTCGCGAGCAAGCTCGGGGCGGCGAGCCTCTCGGCGATCTCTGACATGGGCTTCATCCGCCAGACCGCGCGCTGGAATGGCATGAGCTTCGCCCGGGTGTTCCGCCGCTATCTCGCCCAGCTGAACCCTGCCAATGAGGGCGACCGGATCCTGGCGACCCGGATGGGGATCACGGCGCTCTCCTGGTCGGAGGCGTACAGCAACATCGGGCGCTTCTCGGACGTGGGCGGCGGCGGCGCGGGCTTCGTCGGCCGGGCGGCTGACGTCGGCGCCAAGTTCGCGGAAGCCACGCTGCGCGCGTCTGGGCTCAACGCCATGACCGACGCCGGCAAGCGGGCCTTTGCGCTCGAGTGGGGCGCGAACCTGGCCGAGGCCTTCGGCCACGAGGAGCTCGAGCGCGTCCCCGGCCTCTTCGGTGATTCCCTGCGCCGGCGGATTTCGCAAGAAGACTGGAAGCTGCTGCGCACCACGCGCACGGTCGATCACGACGGCGCCAAGTTCTTCGCGGTCGACGAGCTCATGGACCGGGTGGATCTGCCGACCTCGCAGAAACAGAAACTGGCCGGCCTGGTGCAGGGGATCCTGAACGAGGAGCTCCTCTACGCGGTCCCCGAGCCCGACGCCCTGGCGCGCGTGATCACGACCGGCGGCGGCCAGGCGCGCGGCACCATTGCAGGCGAAGTCTCCCGCAACATCCTGCAGTTCAAGAGCTTCCCGATCGCGGTGCTCTCGCTGCACGCCCAGCGCGCCATTACCGCGGCGCAGAACCGCGGCACCTGGGCCGGGGTGAACTACGCCGCCCAGGCGATCATCGCGACGACGACGCTCGGCTTCGTCGCCATGCAGGCGAAGCAGATCGCCAAGGGCAAGGATCCGCGCGACTTCGACGACCCGGCCGCCTGGGCCGCGGCCTTCGTCCAGGGCGGCGGCCTCGGCATCTACGGGGATTTTCTCTTTGCCGACGCCAACCGCTTCGGTCAGGGGCCGGTGTCGACCATGCTGGGCCCGACCGCCGGGCTCCTGGACGATGTCACCAAGCTCACCCTCGGGAACATCCAGGAGCTCGTGAAAGGCGAGGACACCCACCTGGCGTCTGACGTTGTAGGATTCGGCTCGCGCTACATGCCGGGCGGGAATCTTTGGTACTCCCGCCTGGTGCTCGAGCGCGAAGTGTTTGATCAGCTCGCCCTGGCCGCGGACCCGATCGGCGCTCGGAAACGGTTCCAGCGGGCGGAGAAGCGGGCAAGGGACGAGTCTTCCGGGTTCTGGTGGCGCCCGGGTCAACAGGCGCCAGATCGGGCGCCGGAGACCGCGGAATGACCACCGGCAATCTGACCATCCAGGACAACGACACCCTCGTCCAGTACGTCTCGGTGGGCGAGCTCACCTTCGTCTTCCCCTTCCCGATCCTCGAGACCGACGAGCTCAAGGTCTCGCGCAACCAGGTCCTACTCAGCTTCGGCGTCGACTACGACATCACGGGCCTGGGCGCCGACGGCGGCGGCCTGATCACTCTGCTCGCCGGCGCCTCGACGCCTGGCCAGGTGTTCACGCTGTGGCAGGACATGCCGATCGAGCGGCTCACCGGCTTCTCCGCCGGCGCCGCGGTCATTCTCGGCACCGCGCTCAATGCAGAATTCGCCGCCCGGCTGCGCGTCGAGCAGCAGCTGCGCCGCGAGATCCGAAACTCGATCCGCCTCGCGCCCGACGATCCGGTCGGTGGCCAGGACATGGTGCTCCCCACGAGCTCGAGGGTCGGCAAGTACCTGGGCTTCGATGCCGATGGGGATCCGGCCTATCTGTCAGGCACCGGGAACGACTCGGCGCTGCGCACGGATCTGGCGAACCCGCTCGGCCCCGGCAACGCCCTCGTCGCCTACCCGCGCAGCGCCGCCGAGATCGCCGCGGCCGTCGTCCCGCAGGTGTACTCGAAGAGGCCGCGGGATCCCTCGCGCTACAACCCGGCCGAGATCCTGGTCGACGCCGCCGATCTCTTCGCCGTCTTCGGCAACCCGCGCGCCAAGCCCGCAGGCTTCGCCTACGTCGACAGCAACATCTTCAGCTGCCCGGGCCCGGGCCTCGCCTCGCACGACTTCGATGCGGAGAAGAACTTCCTCGCAACCTACCGCCTGGTGTCGGGCGGCGAGGTGGGTGGTCAGTTCTGGGTCGATGGGGTGAACGGGTCGGATGCGAACTTCGGCTCTCTCAATGACCCGTACAAGACGATCAAGGCCTGCATGCAGGGCGCCGGCGGCCTCTCGCTGATCTGGCTCATGCCGGGCGTCTACACCGACAAGTTCGACGTGCGCGCCACCGACAACCTGACCGGCGGCGGCACGATCGCGCGCGCGGTGCGCATCAAGGCCTGGGCGGGCCCGGGCTCGGTGATCTTCCGCTTCCCTGGCCAGCAGCCCGGCGAGATGGCCTGGATCGTCTCGCCGGGCCTCTCGGTGTACGAGGCCACCCCGACGGGCGGGGAGATCGCCGAGCACATCATCTACAACCAGGACGGCAAGGAGATCCAGATCCAGTGGTACGCCTCGGCGGCCCTGGCGAACGGGCAGACCTCTGGCTGGTATCAGGATCCGGCGACGAAGAAGATCTACGTGCGCCACGCGAACCGGGACTTCTCGCTCCCAGGCTTCGCCGCCCGCCTCGAGATCATGTACGGGGGACCTGGCGACCACGTGCTCTATGGCGCCAAGCTCTACCTCGAGGGCGTCACCTTCCGCGGCGGCAACGAGCTGCAGATCCTTCACCAGATCGACGGCGCCAACAATCACCGTCCGGTCCTCTATGCCCGCAACTGCAAATGGCAGTACCTGGGCTATCACTCGATCTACATGCTGGGCGGCCTGTACCTCTTCCAGGACTGCGTGAGCGAGAACTCGCTCAACGGTGACGGCTGGAACTACAACGACGACACCAGCGGCACCGGGCTTCCCTGCCAGGCGATCGAGGTGGACTGCATCGGGCGCAACAACGGCACCCGCGAGTACAAGTCCTTCGACGGCGACCGGAACAAGCAAGGCAGCTCCGGCCACGGCACCACGATCGTCACCCGGGTCAACGGCGAGTACTACGGCAACTATGGCCAGCAGGTCGCCGACACGGGCGTCGGCTCGAAGACCTGGATGGTTGGCTCGATCATGGGCACGCCCTGGGCGGACCTGTCGACCAGCGGCACCGGCGGCTACTACAACCTCTGGATGGAGGGCACCTGCTGGCTCGACACCGTGCGCGCCGGCAGCAAGGCCTCGACCGACGGCTTCCGGATCGAATTCGGCACCAGCAAGCTCTTCAACTGCGAGCTCTACGGCACCGCGTTCATCATCTCCAAAACCACCGGCCTCTCCGGGATCTACGACCCCACCCTATGAAAACGATCACCGACATCTTGAAGGGCCGGGTCGGGGTCTCCCACCTCGGGCAGCTGCTGGTCAACCAGGTGGACGGCGAGCAGGGCGCCGTCCCGATGATGAAGACTTTCGCGATCGCATCGCCCCAGGTCCTCACCCTCTTCAGCGTCCCGCAGATCATTGTCGCGGCGCCAGGCGCCGGGCTCGCCTACGTGCCGCACCGCTGGATGGTGCACAAGCCCGCAGGCGTCGCCTATGCCGGCATTGCCGCGGGCGAGGATCTGATCCTGCGGTACTCGACGACGAACCTGCAGTGTCTCTCGGCGATCGAGACCACGGGCTTTCTCGACCAGGCAACCGCCCAGACGCGCGTCGCCGGCATGTTCGGGGCGACCGGCGTGACGCCGGCCGACTATTCGATTGACGCCAACCGGGCGCTCGTCGCGCAGCTGCTGCTCGGCGACATCACCACCGGCACCTCACTCCTCAAGGTGCGTGTCTGGTACGACATCGTGCAGATCCCCTTCTGATGGAGCCGTCCTGGTTCTCGGTCGTGATAGCCGGCGCCGGGATCATCTTCTCCGGCTTCAGCGCCTACCTCGGGGTCAAGCTCGCCGTCACCCGCCTCGAGGGCCGGGTCACCGCGCTCGAGAAGGAGTCCGACTACAACGAGGAATGGCGCCACGAGACGGCCAGCAGGATGCTGAACGATCACGAGCTGCAGATCGGGCTCATGCAACAGCGCCGACGCTGAAGGGGACCCTGATGGAGACGACACTCACCCGGTTTGCGTACCTCGCCGACTGCACGCTCGGCTGGCTCAACGTCGGGCCGTTGCGCCTGGCGACGCTCGAGGAGCCCTGGAAAGCAGACCCCGACGGCCCGGGCGGCCAGCGCCGCGACGCGGGCCTGCGCGAGTCGTGCGTCCCGGATGGCACCTTCGACCTGAAGCCGCATGTGAGCGCGCGCTACCCCGCCGGCGTCTGGTATCTCGCCAACACCAACCTCGGCGTTTATGCCCCGGGCACCCGACCCGGTGGCCAGAAGTGGGGGCGCGACGCGGTGCTCATCCACTCCGGCAACACCACCGAGGACACCGAGGGCTGCATCCTGGTCGGCAAGACTCACGTGCTCATGGGCGGCCGCCACCAGGTGCTCGAGAGCCGCAACGCCCTCGAGCTCCTACGCGGCTTGCTCGGCGGCACGTCAGCGCACATCCTCCACATCCGTCCGACGATCGGAACCCGGGAGACCCAAACGTGAAACGCCTCGCCCTTGCCGCCCTGCTGCTGCTCGCAGCGCCCGCCTTCTCGCAGACCCTGACCTTCACGGTCGAATCCACGACCAGCGGCGGCACGGCCGTCGTGCCCCGCCTCACCTGGACCACGAGCCCCGCCGGCGCCACCTGCACCGCGAGCAACGGCTGGACGGGCACCAAGGCGGCTTCTGGCACCGAGCTCCTGCCGGCGATCTCGGCGACCAAGAGCTACACGCTCACCTGCGCCTGGCCCGGGATCCAGACCGCGGTCGTTAGCTGGGTCGCGCCCACCACCAACACCGACGGCTCGGCGCTGACGAACCTTCAGGGCTACCGAGTCCAGTGGGGCACGAGCGCGGCCGCGCTCAATCAGTCGAAGTACACCGAGAACCTGCTCACCACCTGGACGAGCCCGACGCTTGCCGCCGGCACCTGGTTCTTCGGCGTGCGGGCTTACAACTCCCTCGGCCTCGAGAGCGACATCTCGAATGTGGTGAGCAAGGTCACGACCGCCTCGGCCAGCCAGACCCGCACGCTCGAGGTTGCGATCAAGTTCCCGAACCCGCCGACCAATCTCACTGTCGAGTAGGAGCTCCCATGGATCCGACCACCATGCCCTGGTACCGATCGCCGGTGTACGTCGGCATCGTCACCTCGATCCTCTCCCAGCTGCTCGCCCTGGTCGGCCGCGCTGATCTCTTCCCGACCGAGCAGCTGAACGCCTTCGTCGCTGGCGTCTTCCAGATCGTCGCGATCGCGGCGCTGGCGGTCTCGGAGTGGAAGCGCCGCAACTCGAAGCTGCAGCCCCTGACCCTGACCAAGGCCGAACCGCCTGCGGTCTCCGATTCCAAACCGAAGGAGTGACCATGCGATCGATGCCAACTATCACCAGAGCGCTCGCGGCCGCCGCGCTCTGTGTGGGACTTCTGCAGGTGGCCGGGTGCGCTGGCACCAAGGCTGCCTATGACGCGGCCGATACGCTCGAGGAGCGGGCCTTCGTCGTGACCGAGCACTACGCGGCCGTGGTGAAGCAGGCGGCGGACCTCAAGGACTCGGGCGTCCTCAAGGGAGCACCGCTCGCCAAAGCCCGGGAGATCGAAACCGTGGCGCAGCCGGTGGTGCTGTCGCTTGGGGATCTCGTGGCCAAGTACAACGCGGCGAAGAGTGCCGAAACGGAGGTGGCGCTGCAGCGTGCCCTCGATGAGGCCGTGCTCGCCGTCGCCAACCTGGTGCGGGTCGTGAAGGCTGCGGCCGGGGGTGGCGCATGAACCCTACCATCCTGGCAGTGATCACCCTGCGCGCGGCGGCCCTCGCGGCGAGCCTCGCCGGCAGGAGCTCGACGGCCTCCGCCCTCTACTCGCTCGCCGATCTGACCGAGAGCGGCATCGCGGTCGATGCGCACATGGCAGAAGTCGCCGCGAAGTTGAAGGACCGCACACTCACCGATGCCGACTGGTCGGACGTGGCGAACCGGATCCACGCGGACAGCGCCCGCCTGCAATCTGGCTGACAGCTCGCGCGAGCGACGACCTTGAAGCCCGGCCACGTGCCGGGCTTTTTATTGCGCCGCGCTGGCGTGGTTGTCCTACAGCGCCGCGGCTGGCGGCTGGGGTCTCATGCGGCATGAAGCGCCTGTGGTGGTGGTCGAAGCCCAAAGTGAAGCTCGAGCACCTCGATGCGCTCCTCCACGCGATCAACCAAAAGGCGGACGTCATCATGGTGAACCAGGCAGAACTTGCCCAGCAGCTGCGCGATCTGAAGGCCCAGAACGAGAAAGCCCGCGCGGAGATCCTCGCCAAGATCGCCGCCCTCGAGGCTGCGATCGCCGCCGGCACCAGCACCCCGGAAGTCGACGCGGCCCTCGCCGACCTCAAGGCCTCGATCCAGGCGGACGACGATCTGAACCCGGACTCGCCAGTGTGACTATCAGCACGCTGATCGGTCTTTTCATCCTGCTGGCCGTGCTCGCGCTCCTTTGGTGGGGCGTGGGCCGGCTCGGGATTCCGGAGCCGATCAAGACCGTGGTGCTGGTGATAGTGGGGCTGCTCGCCCTGCTGTGGCTCTACCAGACCTTCGCCGGCGGCGGCGGGCTGCACCTCACCCGCTGATCTATTTGCGGTAGTTGCCGCGCACGATCGGCAGGCAGTCGGCCGTCGTGCACTCGAAGTACAGGTGGTGCTGGCTGCGCGCGAACTTGAGGGCGGCCTCGCCGGCGCAATTGGGGCAGGAGATCCGGATCGGCTTGTCGAAGATCCGGCCGTGCGCCTTCTCCCACTGCTCGATGGCGGTGGCGGCCGTGATCGCTCGGGCGGCCACCGCCATGAACTCCTCGTGTGTACTCACTTGCCCGCCTGTCGATCGCGCACCTGGCCGTGGCGCCAGCCAGGACGCAGCGCCAGGGCGATCGCCATGCGTTCGGCGCTGGTCTTGTCGTTCGTCCAGCCGCACACCACGCGCTGCTGGGTGGCTTCGTCAATGACGCTCACCTCGTAACGCTGTCCGCGATCGCCCACCTGGTGCGGCCTCCCGCCCGCCCAGGTCACCGCTTCTTCCGAAACTCGCCGGCCTGCGGACAGGTGACGAAGTGGGAGATGTGGCGCGGTAGCTCGAGCGTGTAGTCCTCTGGCAGCACGGTCTCGGCGTTAATCGGAATGTTCTTACCGGCGCTGGTCTTGAACCAGATGATCAGCGCCCCGCAGCTGCGGCAGTTGCCGCGGCCGCCGCCTGGCGCTCGTGACCCACCGCTCACTTGAGATCCCCGCGCCGCTGCAGCTCGCGAAAGCCGCGGCGCATCTGCATGTCAGTCTGACGCTGCTGCTCGAGCTGCCGCTCGCGGCGGATCTCCCGCCAGGCGCGGGCCCACACCATGAGCTGCACCAGCGCCCAGCCGCCCGCGATCGCGCCCACCGTGATCAGCGACTCCCGGCCGCTCACTGGAACACGCAGCGGAACAGGGCCGCGAACTCATCGGGCGGATACACGGTGACCAGCTGCTCATCGCTGTCGAAGCAGACCACCCAGTCGCCACCGTCGAGGAAGCAGCTGGGCCCGTTCTCCGGCGTGTTGAACTCGACCCGCCCGTCCGGCTGGATGGTGAGGTACTCGAGCACCCAGGTCGGGATCGCCTTGGCGCGCGCGTCGTACTGCCAGCAGCGGAAGGGAGTGAGCGGCATGCAGCGGTGGCTGACGGCCGTCTCGAGTTCGACCACCGGCGCCGGATCCGCGGCCCTCATGAGTGCCCCGCCCGCTCGGCCTCGGGCGCCGCCTCCTCGCCACCCATCACCGGGCGGATCCCGGTCACCGCCTCGATGAAGTCGGCGGTCACGTCCTTCGCGAGCTGCATGAACTGATGGCGGCGCGGCTCGTTCTCGTGCACCAGGCGCATGTCGATGCGCGCGAGCTCCATCGGCGGCTCGCCCGGCATCGCGTAGTAGGCGACCCACCAGGCGCCCTCGTGGCGCATCGCTAACTTCCCGACCTGCAGGAGCGGGCGGTTCACTTGCGCACCGCCTTGGCCTTCTTCTTCGGTTTCGCCTTGGCGTCGTCCTTGTGGCTGGCGAGCAGCGCCACCTCGCCTGTCTTCAGCTGCACCAGGACCGGCTGGTAATCCTTGTCGAGCAGCTGCTTGACGCTCTTGCCCTGGTGGCTGGGCTGGTGATCGAGCCGCACGTAGCTGTCGGGGACTTCGGCCTGGTTGCGCAGGATCTTCTGCCCACGATCCTTCGCCTCGGAAAGCATGCGCTCCCCGTGGGCCTTCTTCTTCGCGTTGAAGCAGACCAGGTCCAGGCAATGGCCCAGACCCTTCACCTGCTCGAAGAGGGCGCCCTGGGCGCCGCTGCGCTTGGGGCAGCCATGGCAGGCCCCGGCCTTGGGCACCAGGCCCGCCTCGGCGATCGGGAACGGCGCGCCCTTGAGCTCGGAGAGGAAGTGCTGCTCGGCGTGATCGCGCACGTCGGCGGCGGACATCGGGCCTTGCCAGTGATCGAGGTGATCGAGCACCTCCTCGAGGAGTTCGTCCTGGTGCTCATGGATCGGGAGCTTGGCGAGCTCGAGCGCCACGGTGAAGCCGAGCTTCCCGTCATAGAACGCCCGGCGCACCGCCTTCGACAGCGTCTTCAGGCGCAACCGGCGCAGCACGTAGGTCGGCGAGCGGCCGAACTTGGCGGCGATCTGCTCGGCGTTCATACCGTGGCTGACCAGCGCCTCATAGCCTTCCGCCTCGGCGAGCTCGTGTAGCTCCTCGCGATCGAGGTTCTCGGTCAGCTGTACCTCGATCACTTGCTGATCGTTCAGCTCGCGCACGCTGCAGGGCACCTCCGGCCACTCGGCCAGGCCCGCCGCCATGAAGCGCCGCTCACCGGCGACGATCTCGAACTGGGTGGCGGGGTTGCCCTTCTTGGCGGCCGGGCGCACCAGGATCGGGTTGACCATGCCGTTCGCATCGAGCGACTCGGCGAGCTCCTTGATCCGCGCCTTGTTGAAATGGGCGCGGCGCTCGACCTGGCTCTCGGTCTCCGACAGCACCAGCAGCTTGCGCGGAATCAGCCGCGTCTCGAGCGCCGCGCTGCTCATCGACGCACCTGGCGCAGCGTGGCGCGCATGCCGTAGCGCCGGCGCCTGGCGCCCAGGCGCTTCTGCAGACCGCGCGGCTGGCGTACGGCGCAGAAGTGCACGCCCTCGACCATCGCCTTGAAGCGCACCGCGCCGTGACTGCGCCCGGTACGCCGGGCCGCCTCGATCGCCGGGAGCCGTGCCTTGGCAACGGCGCGCAGCGTCCGCATCTCGGCCGCCCGCCAGGGCAGCCCGTGTTTCTTCGCTCGGGACATGTCGACATCCTCCTCAGTTAGAACGGGATCTCATCATCGAAAGGGGGCGGGTTCTGCTCGTCGTAGTCGCGCGATGCAGAAAGGGGCGGCGACGGGGTGCGTGTTGAGTCAGAGCCCGGCTTGCGCTTGGCCAACTCCCCCGCCGCCGCCTTGACCAGGTCGGGCTTGTCCGCGAGCTCGCGGATGATCCACTCGAGGTAGCCCGACTCTACCTCGCGCCAGGGCTTGCCCTTGAACTTGCCGATCGGGCAATGGGTGAGCACCGCCCCGCTCGAGAACGCCTGGCGCGGCTTCTCAGCGTCGCCGGCGGCAGGCTTCGGCGCGTTGCGCTGCGGGAGACCTTGCTGCGCGCGCTCGAGATCGACGGGCGGCATGCGCCGCTTCATCTCGGTCGCGATGCCAGAGAGGCCGGCGATGCGCTTCACGGCGTCGACGTGCGCCCGCTTGGCGGCGCGCTTCATCGCGTTGTTGAGACTGCCGCCCACCTCGTCGATGTTGCAGGCGCCGGTGCCCTGGCTCATCGCGACGCCGCTCGCCCCGTAGAGCTCGCAGTCGCAGATCACATCCTTGATCTGCACGCCCTTCAGCGCCATGCGCCGGAAGTCTTCCATGCCGAGGAAACGGGTCGCGAGACCGAGCAGCCCGCAGATCTTCTCCGCGCCCTTCTTCGACAGATCCGGATCCGCCCAGTGGCCTGGGTTCACGACGGGCGAGCAATACGGCGGGCCGCCGGCGTCGCAGTTGCGCTTGCTGACGAAGTGCACCTGGACGATGTCCTCGCCGAGCACCATGTGCGAGCAGAGCCAGCTGATCAGCGCCTCGTAGTTCTGGCCTCGCTGCTGGACCTGCAGGGCGAACTGGGCGGGGTCAGCGTCGAAGGGGTTACTCGGGGGCTGGTAGGCCTGCACCGCTTGGCTCGCGGCCGCGGGCTGCGCCGGGACGTCGATAACTTGGGGGTCGCGATTCATGCGGGCACCGGGGAACGATCGAAGAGGGGCACCGGCGCGTCCCAGGGGAGGCGCTCGTGGTGGGCGTAGATCCAGCGGTCCTCGGTCTGATCGCCCGGCCCAGGCCAGGCGCTTGGGTAGGCGAGCAGCTCGCGCGCCTTGCCGTCGCTGCCGCGGACCAGGGTGCCGCGCCAGTGCTCGGTGACCAGGTAGACGGGGATCCCGTCGGAGTGGTGCAGGCGCGGCACCTCGGCGCCAATGATCAAGCACGGGCCCACCGGCTGCCCGCGCTCGATCACCTGGCCGTAGATGCCGGCGGAGCTCACCTGCCGGTCTCGCGCATCTCGCCAGGCTCGGGGAACTCATCGCAGCACTCGGGCGGCGCGTGATCCTCACCGCAGACGCTGCACCAGACCTGCGCGTCGACGACCGGCGCCGCGGGCTCGGCCGTCTGGCCGTTCAGCCAGGCGACGCGCGCGGCGGCCGCGGCGCTGGTGTCGTGGTCGCTCTCGGACTGCCACACCCCGGCGGGGGTGTAGAAGCCGACGGTGAACAGGCCCGGCTCGCTCTTGAGGTAGACGTAGCTCACGACAGCCCTCGCATGTCGGACTGCGGGCCGAAGGGATCCTTGGGGAGCCCGTCGTTGAATTCGCCCCTCATACGCTCGCCTCCGTTCCGTTCGTCGGCTCGCGGAGGGATTGCAGATGCGAAGAGCCGCCCCACTGGTCCGCCATTGCCTCCGCGATTCCGCTGTAGGTGACTGATCGTTTTTTCCATCGGTCGGGGGATGGCGGCTCTAAGTGCACCCGCGCAATTCGGCCCTCTACGATATTCGTGGGCACGAGCTTCGGGAGATTGCGCAGCCACAGGCAAGTTGCCTTTACCTCGCCGTGGCCGAATTGCCATGGGTGCACGATTTGATCTGGCTTGCGAATTTTGCTGCTTATGATTGACACCGGGTTCTCTAAAGCCCACCTGGGAATGCGCGTAGCCATCAGACGCCTAACAAAGTCCAGCGCCTCTGCCTGCTCGCGCTGCTTGTCCTTAAACCAACGGGCACCGCTGACGGCCAGATGTGTGCACGGTGGGTGAAATATCCCCATGTCCCAACCGTCATCAAGGACGCGCAGCACGTCGCCCTGTATGTGGTAACGGCTATCCCCTTCGCACGGAAGAAGGTCGCAGCTATAGGCGTCATGGCCACGCGCACGGAAAGCGTCGCGCACTTTGGCCGAAAATTCGCAACCGACGATCAGACGCATCTGCAATCCCTCCGGGGCTCATGACTCGAAAAGGCCGCTGGCCGCCCTGCGGGCTGAGCACCCAACGCCATTGGATGGCTGGGGTGCTCCGGGCGCCCGCAATGGCTCAACCCAGCGGGGTTGCTCGCATCCATGCTCGCGCCGACGCGCGCCTGGTGGTCGGGCAGCTGCTCGATGATGAAGCCCATGGCGCGCAGCTGCTGGACGTGGGTCGCGGTGAAGGTCTTGACCCCGGCAAACTGCACCAGCTGGCCGGCGAGGACGTTGGAGGGGTAGATCAGGGTGTTGCCGTAGACGTTCCGCAGGTAGACCTGCACGAGCAGGCCGGCCGGCATGGACTCCTTCGGCACCGGCTTGACCGCCAGCGGGATCTGCTCCTTCACGATCCGCGGCTGCTTCGCCGGGTGGGTGACCGCCTCGGCGACCTGGCCGAGCACCTCGGCCATCGGCGCCGGGATCGCGAGCACGAACCGGCCGCAGCAGTTGCTCACCTCGATCCCGGTGAAGCCGCCCTCGCTGTACTCGCTGAAGTGGTCACGGGATCCGTACACGAACCAGGCGCCGGCGATGCCCATGTACGGGTCGCGGCCCAGGGACTTGAAGACCTTGCCGGCGTTGTCCGGCGCCTTCACCGGATAGAAGGCAGGGTTCGGGACGTTGCTCACCGCGTCGATCATTCCGTCGAACTGCGAGAGCTTCATGATCTGCAGCTGCGCCCAGTTCTTACGGACGAAGCTCTTGACGTTGGTCAGAGTGATTTTCTTGGCCATCTTCGGGACTCCTGAGTTACTCAACACGCAGGAGTGTTATACGCCGACTTGCGAGCGAAAAAAAGCCCGGATGCGACAGAACGCAGCCGGGCTTGGACTTATCGTAACTGCTCGGGGTGGTTAGAAGCGTTTCAGGTCGACCACCTCCCCACCCTGCAGGATGCGAATGCTGCGCCGGATGCCGTTGACCTGCTGGTCACGGCCGGCCGCACATCGGGCCTCTTTCAGCGACGGGTGCGGCTCGTTCGGGCGCGTCTCGAGGAAGAAGGGCAGCGGCTTGGCCGCTGGCTGGGTCTGCATGGGAACACCTCGCTCGGGGTGGGTAACGCGGACCTTATACCCGGACGCTTCGGGCGTCGATGTGATTGACGTCGCAACCTGATGCGCCGTTATACTCGCCGCCCATGACGAAGACCGAGCTGCGAGTTCTGCAATTACTGACCAACAACGGCGGCCGAATGAAGCTGCGGGAGATCTCCCCGCAGATGAGCCGCTACCCATCCGAGGCCCGCAACCAGGCGCTGATGAACTTGGAGACGCTCGAGCTCGTGAGCTCCGCGCAGATGCCTCGGGAGGGGAAGACGGGCGGGGTGCCGGGGCTCGTGTACTGGCTCACGCCTGCCGGTGTCTCTCACGTCGAAACCCTCCGGCTGCAGGGTCGAATCGTGGGTAAGCGGGGCGCCTGATCATGCACACGTTATCCACAGGGTTATCCCCAGCTCGTGAGACTCCTCCCACGGCGAACTTCTTCAAGTTCTGTAGGCACTTGCGCTACAGGGTGTCGGACTTATCCACATATCCACAGGCTCTACTACTACTAATTCTTAAAGGGATTGGGGAGTCCAGAGGGGAAAGGGGCTCACGATGAACGACCGAATCCACTGGGCTTTTTCGCAGCCCGAGCTCAACAGCGGCGAGAAGCTGATCCTGGTGTGGCTCGCCTGGCGCGCGGGATCCGGCGCCGCCATCCTCGAGCGCGATCTGCTCGCCCAGGCGAGCGACTACGAGCCGCGCAGCCTGCAGCGGATCCTGAAGACCCTGCGCGATCGTGGCCTGCTGCACGAGGCGGGCGACTGGTATGCGGTGGGGCAGACCCCAGGGGGTGAGGCGCCGGCCTTCCCGCCGGCGGATATGCAGCCCCTGGGTGCAGATATGCGCGAGTCCCTGGCGCGCGAGCTGCCGCTCATGACCGACCAGGAGCTCGGGCGGATCGAGGACGCACTCGCCAAAGCCATCACCGAGGCGGGCGATGGGCTGATCACCCGCTTCAACGACGTGAGCCTTCGCCTGCTGCAGGGGATCGAGAAGATCGCCCAGGCGGCTCGTGTCTGGGAGGAGAGCGTCGCCGATGCCGTCGCGCCAGCGCCCGATCCGGTGCGCGAGTCCACCCACTTCAAGGCCTTCATGCTGGGCGGTGTGCTCACCGAGCCCGAGGCCTACGAGCTCGCGAGGAAGCGCCTGGAAGCCGAAGGGGTGCTGGCTGGCCCAGGACCCTCGGCCGCCGCCGTGCTGCCCGTGGCGGTCCAGACGCTCGTGCCCAAGGGGCGCCAGCCACTGCGCGACACCCGCCAGTACCTGGACTCCCCGCTCGGACGCTTCGAGCGCGTGCGCGACATCCTGGACCCGGCCGGCACTGAGCCCTGGGCGGATGCGATGACCGTCTGGTCGAAGCTCGAGGCTTCGGAGAACAAGCACTCGGTGGAGGGTGAGAGCACGGGCTTCGAGCTCCTGTACCCGGCGATCGTCACCGCCGCCCGGCGCAGCGCCGGCTTGATGTCCGTCGCGCAGTTCCTGGACGAGAAGGCCATTGCCGCCAACCGCGCACCGTGGGACCAGGCGCCCGCGGTCGCGAACAACGACGCGCAGCTGCAGGTCGAGCTCGCGAACATGCTGGACGAGCTCGAGCGCGCGAGCCACCCGATGGCGATCGCGCCCGGGCGCACGGTCGAGGGCTCGCTCACCGAGTCGTTGGCGTCGTATCACTTGCGCGTGAAGCGCGTTCACCAGCAGCTGAAGAAGCTGCAAGAAATGGGGGTTTGAACCATGGCCGAGGTCGAAAATGAAGTACTGCAGAGCGCGCGCGAGAAAGCCGATCGCCGCCTCAACGCAGCCGTCGGTGCCCTGCGCAAGGCCGCCGCGGAGATCGGCCGCACACACCAGATCCCTGATGACATTCAGGGCCACTCTGTCGAGGAGCTGCTCGGCCGTATCGCGTATGTGCCGAGTCTGTCCCGCGAGCTCGCGCGCGCCGCGGGCCAGGCGCTCGCCAAGCAGGAGCTCGATGGCCTGCTCGCGAAGACGCCCGTGCAGGGCGAGCCTTCGGTGGGGTTGGTAGACACCTCGAAGCTCACCTCGATCCCTAAGGGCCTCGATCTCGCCGAGCTCGCAGGCATCACCCCGGCGATGGTCAAGGTGCTCAAGGCCGCGGCGCTGCACCAGGTGCAGGACGTGCTGCAGGTTCCCGACGAGCACCTGGCGAAGATGCTCAACTGGGACGCGAAGCAGATCGGCAAGCTGCGCGCGGCGATCGCGAAGGCCTCGGCGCCGAGCTCGTGAGCCTGCGCTTCACCAACCTCGACCAGCTGGCCGCCTGCTCGCCGGCGGTGCGCGCGCAGCTCGAGAAACACCTCGGGGCGCCGACCGAGGTGGGCAAGCACGTCGACGCGGCGATCTCGAAGGCCACGGCCACGCAGATCGATCAGATCCAGGGCCGCGCGCACGTGGCGAAGAAGATGGGCCGCCCCGAGCAGGAGGCTGGCGCGCTCCTCGTGAAGTGGATTGATCTCGTGGTCATGCCGAACGGCCTGAAGCCGGGCGAGTTTTTCTATCACGTCGCGAACGGTGGCGGCAGGAGCGCGGTCGAGGCGGGGATCTTGAAGGGCCAGGGCGTGCGCGCCGGCTGGCCTGACTACGGGCTGGATCTTCCCGCCGGCCCGTACCACGGGCTGCGCCTCGAGCTCAAAGCCGACGACGGGGCGAAGCCGCCCGATCACCAGCTCGAGATCCTCGCGCGCCTGGAATCGGTCGGCTACAAGTGCTGTGTTGCCTGGGGGTTTGACGATGCACGCCGATACATCGGGGAGTACCTGGATCTCTATCGCCGAACGTCCTCCGCCGGCGCCGAAGCCCGACGGCCGCCGCCTGCTGGTGTTCCTGCGCATGAATGACGGCCGCGAGCTCATGGGCCACGGCACAGCCGGCGGCGGCACCGCGGCCGTCGGGATCAACCGCGCCACCCCGCAGCTGTCGCTCCTGGTCTCGACCGCCACGCACTGGCGTCCGATGGATGAGCGGGCGCTCGAGGAGTTCGAGCGTGGCTAACTGGGACAAGCACACACCGAAGGGCATGTCGCGCGCCGAGCTCGAGGCCCGGGTGCGAGATGGTCTCAAGCGCTGGGAGGCGAAGGGCTGGGTCCGCCCGGGGTTCAATCTGCCGGTGAAGGCGGGCAGCGCGATCGCCACGGCCGCCGAGCCCACCCTCGACCGCAAGGCGACCAGGCGCGTCATGCAATGCGCTGACCTGGCTATCTACGCCCTCGCCAACGGCAACCGCCAGGACTACCTCGAGGCGGTGCGCGTGATCAACGCGACCCGGCGCCTGGCCGGCATGTCCTCGATCTTCATGAAGGCGATGTGCGAGGGGATCGCCGAGGCCGCGAGCGCCGCCTCCGGTGAGCCGCTCGAGCGCCTGGACCGACTCGCGCGCACCTGGTTGCACGCCGATCTCAACGGCGCCGACGGGCGCCTCATTTCACTACCGAGCAAGGGAGCAAACGACGATGGCAAAGAAGGTCGACAAGGTCCCGGTGGATCCACCGGAGACGCCGAAGAAGGAAGCCCAGGAGGTGGTCCGGGAGATCAACCTGGGCAAGCGTCAAGTGCAGCTGAAGAACCTGAACGTGAGCCCGGAGAAGGCGGGGAAGGTGCTGGTCGAGAAGGTGGACCTGAGCCTGCACATGATCCTGGAACGGGGGGACCTGGACATCTGGATCGAGAGCCGCCGGAGCCTGGCGCCGAGCGTTGAGCTCTTCGACGACGAGGGCAATCCCGCATACCCCTCGGCCGTGGTGTTCCCGCTCGACCTGCAGGTCGAGGGGAGCTGCGTGATCGGGGCCACCGGCGCGGCCGCGAAGGACATGATCAAGTTCAAGAACGCGACGCTTAAGAAGCCGCTGCTCGAGCTCATGTACGGCTGGAAGGCGAAGCTCACCTGCTCGGTGCGCGTCTCCCCTGGTGGCCACCTCGACCAGCTCTCGAAGATGCGGATCGAGGAGGCGGCCTTGTTCTCGTTCAACGGCGAGAGCGCCCGCGACGAGGACAGCGAGGACCAGGAGGAGATGGATCTCTAACGCCATGGCCACCCGACAGCGTAAAAAGACCCAGAAGCCGCGGCGCCCCGCTCGAGCCCTATCTGTTGGCCAGGGCAAGCTCGAGCAGGCGCCGCGGCCGACGGCCGACTGGGCGAAGAGCGCGAAGCTGCTCGGGTTCATCATGCGGCTCGGGATGCACGGCAACGTCACCCGCGCGATCGCCGGCGCCCAGGTCGACCGCGGCTACTGCTACGACAAGCGCAACACCGATACCGAGTTCGCGGCCGCCTGGGATGAGGCGAAGAAGATGGGCCTCGACGTGCTCAAGGACGAGGCCTGGCGCCGCGCGCACGAGGGCGTGGAGAAGACGAAGTTCTACCAGGGGCTGCCGATCAAGGTGGCGAGCGGCAAGGGCAAGAACCGCCGGATGGTCGACTACGTCGAGCGGGAGTACTCGGACACCCTGCTGATGTTTCTGATCAAGCAAGCGGATCCGAGCTTCCGCGAGCACTACGACGTCAACCTGGGCAACGCTGGCGGGCGGCCCTTCATGTTCCAGATGGTGCTACACCCGGAGGCGGCGAAGATCGCCGCGGCCGCGCGCACCGGGAGAAAGTAAATGCTGTTGGTCACGCTGAAAGAAGTGCAGAAGGCGCCGGGCACCGTTCGGGAGATCGCCACCCGGCTCAACATGGAGGAGAGCCAGATCGCCCCCGAGCTCACGATATTGTGGAGCCGCGGAAAGGTGTCGCGCGTGAAGGTCCCGCAGCCCAAGGGCCGCCCGGTCTATCAGTACAGCGTGGCCGACGAGGCGAGCAGCCAGGCCTGATGGCCGTCCGCGCCGACGACGTCTTCGTAACCGGGCAGCCCTCGACGGCGCTCGGCCGCCGGCCGGACTGGCAGCGTAAGAACCCTCTCACCACCGTCTACAAGGCCGGGTTCACGGGCACGCTGTTTCACCTGGCGCCGGCGTCGAAGACGGTGAAGGGGCTGATGGGCCCACTGGGCTCGGGCAAGTCGACGGCCTGCTGCGCCGAGGTGATGCGCCTCTCGATGCTGATGCCGATCGACTCGACGGGTAAGCGCCGGGTGCGCTGCGCGGTGATTCGCAACACCTACCGCGAGCTCGCTGACTCGACGATCAACACCTGGCTCGACTGGTTCCCGGAGGAGTACTTCGGGCGATTCAACCGCGGCGACAACACGCACGAGATCCGGATCCAGCTCGCCGACGGATCCCAGCTCGAGCTCGATATGGTCTTCCGCGCGCTCGATCGGCCGGCGGACGTGAAGAAGCTGCTGTCGGTCGAGTACACCTTCGCCTGGGTGAACGAGGCGCGCGAGATCCCCTATGTGATCGTGACCATGCTGCGCGATCGCGTCGGCCGCTTCCCGTCGTACCGCGACGAGAAGATCAAGGCCGCCGGCGGCTACTGGGCCGGGCTGCTGATGGACACCAACCCGCCCGACGAGGATCACTGGTGGTACAAGATCTTCGAGTTGGGCGGCATCGACCCCGGCCAGCAGACCGGCCGCGCGCCCGAGACCTGGCAGCTCTTCCGCCAGCCCTCCGGGCGCTCGCCCCAGGCCGAGAACCTCGAGAACCTGCGCCCCGGCTATTACCAGGACAGCAGCGGCCGCACGCCCGAGTGGGTGAAGGTCTACTACGACGGCGGCTATGGATTCGTGAGCGATGGGCGCCCGGTGTATCCAGAGTTCACCGACGGCTTCCATTGCACCGAGTGGGCGACGGTGCTGGCCGGCGCCGAGATCCGCGTGGGCCTGGACTTCGGTCTCACCCCGGCGGCCGCCTTCGTGCAGCAGGATCTGCATGGCCGCTGGCGCGTGATCGACGAGCTCGTCGCCGATGGCATGGGCATCACCCGCTTCGCCGAGCTCCTGAACCAGAAGATCCAGGCGGAGTACGCGGGCTTCAACTTCCGCTTTTTCGGCGATCCTGCCGGGGACCAGCGCGCGCAGACCGACGAGAACACGCCCTTCCGGATCCTGCGGGCCAACGAGATCTTCGCGACCCCTGCCCGCACCAACGACTTCAACCTGCGCCGGGAGGCAGTCGCCCAACCGCTCATGCGCATCATCGACGGGCGGCCGGGCCTCTCGATCCACCCGAAGTGCCGGCAGTTGAGAAAGGGCATGGCCGGGAAGTACTGTTACCGCCGGGTCCAGATCGTGGGCGATGACCGCTTCCACGACAAACCGGACAAGGGGATCTACTCCCATGTGTGCGAGGCGCTGCAGTACGTGATGCTCGAGTTCGGCTCCAACCCCACGATGAGCAAGACCCAGCAGCAGGTGGGCTCGGTCGGCTTCCAGGCGCCAATGGACTGGTCGCCGTTCACCTCATTCGCCTGGGCGCGCTTCCCTTCCCACGTGCGGGCGGCCAATGGCCTGTGGATCCCGCGGCGGCTTGCCGCGTGACCGTCCAGATCGCCAAGCGCATCGGCCGCGCGCTCGGCGTCGCGAGCGCCACCAAGCTCGCCGATCTTGACCAGGCGCTGCGCGAGTTCGTGCGCTCGGTGAGCCCGGGCGCCACGGTCCCGGTGCTGGGCTCGATCGACACGAGCCAGGTGATCTCCGGCACCTTCGCGATCGCGCGGATCCCGATCATCCCGGCCGCGACCCAGATCTCGGGCGCCACGCTCGGCAACTTCGCGAACGATGCCGCGGCCGCCGGCGGCGGTGTCGCGGTGGGCTCGCTCTATCGCAACGGCTCGATCGTCATGGTGCGGGTCGTTTGACGGGGATCCTGGGCGCTACCCGCGCGCAGCTCGAGAGCTCGCCCACCCGCTGGTACATCGTCTTCTGCCCGGTCGAGCGCCGGGACTGGTGGGACCTGGTCTTCCACCTCAAGCCCAGCCACGGCCACGTCTACGCGCTGCGCTGGGACGGGTTCAACTGGCTGCTCTTCAACCCGCACGCCGGCTACACCGACATTGCGATCGTGGCGGCCGCCGATGAGAATGCGCTCGCCCAGCTGGTGGACCCTGGCGCTACGGTGCTCGAGGTGGAGGCGTTCCGGCGAGTCGATCGACTTCGCGGACGCTGGTGGGCGGGGCCTATGACCTGCGTCGAGCAGGTGAAGGCCTTGCTGGGGCTGTCGGTCGGGGTGATATTCACGCCCTGGCAGCTGTACCGCTATCTGCTGAGGTGCGCCGATGATCGAGTCAACTCGCGGATCCGCGTCCGCCCCGTGCCAGGCCTGACGTGGGCAGCTGGACCGGCAAGTACGACCCCGTCCGCCTCATCACGGACAAGGTGACGAAGGCGACCGGGATCAAGCCGATCGCCGGCTACATCCACGAGAAGATCTCCAACGCCGCGCACCGCGCCGCCGACAGTTACCTCAACCAGCAGCCGGAAGGCCACGAGAACCGGGCATCCAACCGGCGCGCAGCCGAGACGCAGTACGCCGCCTCTCGCGGCAAGCAGGCGGAATACGACACGGCGCCGGCCATGCGCAAGGCCATGCGCCGGCGCGGACTAACGATCATGGGAGGTGGGTGATGGGTGGCAAACCGAAGACTCCGAAGCCCACGGCCCAGGAGCTCGAGCTCGCGCGCAACCAGCGCGATGAGCTCAACGACCAGACCCGGGACAAGAACCAGACGCTGAAAGCGCTGAAGCGATCGCTCGGCGGCCGGCGCGGCCTGCTCGGGAGCGGCTCGGAGCTCGGGATCGGCGTGCGCAGCCGCGGCGGTGGATCC